ACTAAAGTTATACAAAGTACAATTCTTGCTAGAGATTTAAATAAAGTTAATACATCAGCTGATCCAGCGGCTGGTGCTGTAGCAGGAAGCGCTAATATAGCTCATGGAGGAACTTTCTCTGGACCGGGATATATAGTTTACTAACAATATGAAAACAATAATTAAAATACACGGAAAAGCTGGTAAAAAATTTACCAAAAAGCTAGAGTTTTTCAATATTAGAAAAGCTGGCGATGCTATTAAGGCTATAAATACTAGGTATCCTAATTTTTTTAAATATTTAAAAAAAAATGCGGACGAAGGCATGCATTATGAAATTATAGTTAATGGAGAGAAGGAAGACGGAGTTTTAGAAAAAAAACAAGAAATTAAAACAATCGACATTGTCCCCTGTGTATTAGGTCATGGCCCGACGCTGTTTTTTATTTTAGCTTTCGCAGTTGGAGCTCTTGCTGTTTTTGGTGGGTTTGGTGCTGCAGTCACAGCATTTCTTTTTACTTTAGCTGTTGGATTAATCATCGCTGGTATCATGTACTTATTAACGCCAATACCTGAAAACGAACCAAATACGGATATAGCAAGTTCTGTAAAAAATTCATCTTTTATATTTAGTAATCCACAAAACATTTCTACACAAGGTAGAGCTATACCTGTTGGTTATGGAAGATTGAGGGTAGGATCTTATGTAGTAGGCACAACAATTACAACAGTTGATTTATCGCAAGACAGACAAAATGCCGCTTACGAAAACACAAGAGGAGACGCTTTAGTTAAAATACAAGAATCTTTTGGTTCATCAATCAGTAATTATTTTAGAGGCTACTAATGAAGAAAAACTTAAAGAAAAAGTTTTTAAAAAAGCAAAAAAACAGCGTCTTGGGAGCGATGTCAAGAAGAACTTTTTTGCAAAATAACATTGATAGAATTCAAGATTTTTCTAGTTCTTTATCTCCTACTTTTTCTGCTGATAATTTAACATCTATTTCTGAATTAGAATCTGTAGACCTTTTGTGCGAAGGCCCAATTGAAGGGTTTGTAAATAAAAAAGGCGAATTAGATTCAGCGCTTGCTTCCTTAAGATTAGATGATACTCCTGTAGTCGAAGATTCTGTTACGAAAAAAAGATTTCAAAAACTTGAGTTAGATAATGGTTATAGCGGAATACATATAGATTATGGAGATATAGTCGTTAAATTACTTTCTGGGTATAAAAATGAAACGTTGCGTAGATTTCCAAGAAAATATATAGGAGATACAAATAACATTGATATAGTTGGACCTACAGCTGAAACTATAGCTACTGTTAATATACCAGATGTTTATGGTTATCCACAGACATATCCGAGTGCTTGGCTGGATGGTGGACAAAGACGTAATTATTTTAAATACGGACAATTAGCACCTGGGTTTTTATGGTACTGTTACTCCGTTGAGTTTTCTCTTGGAGATGGTACTTCAAATGCCGTAAGAAATGGTCTTTACCACTATTCATGTTGGCCATTTGCTAGTTATTATTATAGTGCAACTTATAGGGGAAGTTTACAAGCGTATGGTGATAAACTTGGTGTAGGTGTGCATAGAATTGACACAACAGACGAAAACGCTATTTCGTTTCAGGAGCACCCAATTCAACAACCGTTATCTGGAGCAGTGTATGCGCAAGCACAAACACAGACAGGTGGTAACACAGTAGATTACAGGGGTGTAACCGAAGAGCTTTCTATAAGTAGATTGATTTATTCTCAAGACACCGTCATAGATTTAGATCAAATATGGCTTGGATCTTCAAATCATCAACACCAAAGTGGATCTTGTCAAATTAGTAATGGTAGGTATAACTGGGCGTGTTTTCATGGAACTTCTACTATTGCCGCAACGTATCAAAATCAAATTACTAGCGGTAGACCAATGAAATACCAAGGTCAATACAGTTACTCTACAGCTATAAACGATAGAGGTAATGTTACCGGAACTACCGTAGGTAGAGCGTTTTCTCATCTAGTTTTAAATGCCTACAATATGGGAAGGGATTGCCTATACAATCCTGGTACTAGTAAACTTGATTACCGATTTGATCAATACTATGTTGATGGAAGCTGTTTTTATAAGTACCAAAACATGGCCAGGGGTTCGAACTACGCCAGATCAGCAATGCAATTTGATGGCGCTTGGAATGCTCGTGGACAAAGAGGACCAACACCAAGTAAGTATTTTTACAGGCCTAGTAGGAAAGGAATTGTCGGGGAAGGTTTAAGAGAGCCAATTATAGCTCAATTAGATAACTTAATTTCTGGATTTTCTACAGGTTACATAAAAGATATTATAAATTGCTCAAACGGATTCAGTGGCGCTAACGAAGGATCAGACGCTACTGGGCAAAGTTGGAAAATGGCTTCTGGGCGGGGAACAAATAATGCACAATATGGAGCTGTAAATATAGACCTACGAGGATCTCCGCATAACGATGTGAGAGTTACTGTATTGAAAACGGGTGATACTACTAATAGAGGTTATGGCCTTGTTTTTCGGGATATGAATAAAACTGGTTTCGGTAATGCCGCTGACACTTTTGCTACTGGTCAAAGATATAGATTAGATATCACTCTTTCTAATGTAACTGGTCTCTCAACAGATAGCGACAATGTATACAAAACTGGAGTTGTTTTAGGTTGGGGTAAAGGTAGTTTGACTTATTTTGAAAGTTTGACTCAAGGTAACGGAGTTTTACATAGTGCGGTTGGTAATTGTGTGGTAGATGGAACTTTAGAAGAGGGAGAAGTTATTTTAACAAACGGAACCAGTAGTATTGATTTCACTTTACCATCAAATGCTAATGCGATGTTTGATGATGGAGCATTTGTAATAGGTGGTAAAAATAATGATTATGATACTTTTAATAGTGGCTTTACAATAGACGCTATGCATTTGTATCAGGTACAAGAAACCGAACAAACGACACCATCAACCAGGCCAAATTATGCTCACATGATTTTTGATGCATCGCAATATTTTGGTGGTAACAATCAAGATGCAGAAATATCTAAAACGGCAAGACTTTCTTTTTCCGTTGGAGATGATGCAAATGATGCCGCATCAATTATAGATGAATCAGACATACTTCCTTACTTCTTGAGAGAAGTAACTGGATACAAGGTTATAGAAGATAATAATTATAGAAATACATATGTATATCCAGTAATAGTTAGAGATGATGGAGGGACTGCTTCATCTAATTATACACAGTTTAGACAACCTTATATTATGCCATCAACAAGTGGTATTCAAAAGGGTATGTATTTAGAGCCACATTCTGGTAATAAATTTAAAGGAGCATTTGCTTTTCCAATATATTTAGGCACTGGATTGCACGAAGGTTCTGGAAGTTTGCCACCTGTAATTGATACAGATGGATCTTTTGATACTGGTAGATTTATTTTAAAAAGCAGTGTTTCTAGCGCTAATAAAAATGCAGCTATTAATAGTGGTCAAGTTTACGGATATGATGTTTTACAATACAATGTAAGTACTAAAGCAATACAATATTTACATATAGCTAATCCAGAATTAAAAGGTCAACCAGGGTTAATTAAAAACAAAGAAATAGGATTAAGAATAACTGAAACAGAACCGAGTTTGTTTAATTATTCTAAAGTATCAATTCAATCGAGAAAAGGTGAAGAATCTCAAAGTCCAATTATGGAAAATGCTTATAGCTCTTTTGAGTATCAAAAAGTTATAAACGGACCATATAATCCAAGGGCTACAAATATGGATAATGCTACTGGAGCACATCCAAGTTTTTCTAATCTTGTGTACGGAATAGCAAAAAATTCAGCACAAGAAGGAGATTCTAGTGTTGATAATAGATACAATGACGACCATGAAGATAAAGCAAGACCTGAAAAAGTAAGTTATACAGAATGGATTAATCCCACACCTTTAGAAGCAGACAGAGATCAGTTGAATCATCGTGTAGGCAGACCAGAGGTTGAGTCAGTCATAGTGACTTTACTAGTACAATCCTTGTATGAACAACATATTGACTTTAAAAATGTCATACAACCAAAATTAAATCTTGGACCAACAAATTTAAGAATTGGTGTTCTGGTAGGTTTCGATGGTTTTTCTGAAGAAATTGGAAGAAGTAGAAGTGCTGATGGAATAGAAGAAAGTATAAAAACTAGCACATTACGGCACACTCCTGTAGAAACGGTTGTTACTGTAAGGGGTATTGCTAGAGGAGCTTATGCTATGGACACAAATGAAATACCGTTACCCTCCCATACAGTATTGCAACAATACTTTCCCAATGAATCGTTAAAATCTCTTGAGAAAAGATTTCCTAGATTTGTTAAAGTTAGGAAACTGACTCATGAAACAGATTCAACTCTCATTTCTCGAGATGTTTCTGTTTATCAAATCATAGAAAAAGTTCCGTGTAATTTTACATACCCAAGTTCAGCTTTAGCAAAAGTAAATCTTGATGCACGACAGTTTAATACTCCACCAAGAAGAACATTTGATCTTCGTATGAAAAAAATTCAAATACCTTCAAATTACTATCCATTAGATGTTGATGGTAGAGACCGAAGGTTTATAGACGATGCTTCCAAAATACACGAAGGTGGTAATAGAATGATATATGATGGAGATTGGGATGGAACTTTTAAAATAGGCTGGACTGACAATCCTGTTTGGATTATTTATGACCTTTTGACTAATCAAGATTATGGAATAGGAAATAGATTAGACGACTTAAGAGATATAGATATATTCCAATTATATAAAATAGGTAGATATTGTGACGCAGTTGATTCGAATGGTAAATTTGTTGGACTACCTGATGGTTTTGGAGGGTTAGAACCAAGATATTCTTGTAACATATTATTAGAAGAGGCTTCAAATGGATTTGAGTTAATTAAAGAATTAGCTACGAGTTTCCAAGGAATGGCTTATTATGCAGATGGAAAAATAAGATTTTATTCTGATCAACCCAGACCTAACGCTGCACATTTTAATAATCAAAATGTATTTGATGGAATATTTAACTACGAAGATACGTCTAAAGTTTCTAGGTTTACTGTAGTAGATGTGCAATTTTTAGATAAGAGAGATGACTACAAGTTAAAAGTTGAAAGCGTTGAAGATGAGGATGGTTTGAGAAAAAATGGAATCATAAGAAGAAGCGTAAATGCTAGAGGTGCCACAAGCAGAAGCCAAGCAAGAAGATTGGGTAAATATATATTATATTCAAACAAGCTAGAAAGAGAAATTGTGTCTTTCGAAACATCAAGTGAGGCTTTAATGTTGACTGTGGGAGATGTGTTTACTGTAAACGATGAACTAAAACAATTTGAACCAGCCTTCACTAGGGTCGCTTCATCCGAAGTCTCTTCTGCCATAGGAAGCTTTAGGTATTATAAGTTTTTGGGCACGAATAGAGATAATACTCCAACAGAAACACGGCAAGGTATCAGGGAAATACATTTAGTTGATAGTGATGGAATTACTTACCCAACAACAGACTTTTCTGACAGTGATCTTGCTGGCGGTGGATCAGATACAACTGGGCCTTATGTACAAGGTGGGCTGACTGTCACAGCCGGTTATTCACATAGCGAGACATATGGACCACACGAAGCTTTTAAGGGTACTTCCCAGATGTGGTGGACTCTGGGTCTAAACAACGTGGCTGGTGAAAATGCAGATCTCAATCATCTAACTGTTGATTTCGGATCAGCCAAAACTTTGACTGAAATTCAAGTTGAAGTTGATAAATCAAACCACGACTGTCTTAAATTAAGAATATTAGCTTCTAACTCTGCTGACTTTAGTAGCTTTGAAGTATTTGGAGAAATAGACTACCAATCAGAAAGTAACATAACTGATTTAAATGAACAAAACGTAACAGTCAAAAACGGAAAAATAGTAACAATAGCAGAAGGAGGCACTATTTCTGCAAGTAATCTTCCACCTGCTGAAGGGCAAATTTTTGTAGAAAAAACCTTTAATACTGGATCGTTTAACAACAATAGAATACATATATATAATGCAACAGGAGCTTCAGGAGTAGATGATTATTTCCATACAAATGTAACTGGGGGAAAAATTAATGCAACTCTTTTAGATGATTATCAAAGGGTACAAGCTCAAACAGTAGAGGTTACTGGAATATCCGAGGTCAACGACCTTTACAGATTAGAAATTCATTCAGACTATAATGTATCGCAAGTGCCTCAAGGATCTTTTGTTGGTTTGGATTTACAGCATACATCTGGACAAACTTTTAAAGTAATAGAAATCAAACCGACCGAAAACAATAGATATGCTGTTTTGGGTGGCGAATACAACAGTGGAAAATACGATTTAATTGAAGCTATTGAAACAGGAGAAAACAAATCAGTATTTTTTGATAAAATAGAAACGCCTCACAATATAGGAATACCACAACACGAAGTTCAAGAAATATCTGCTCCTCTTGGCTTTGAAACAAGTGTTACTAGATTGAACGACAATACTTTTGATATAAATTATGCTATAACTGGAGCTTTAAATGGAAACGAAGAAGCTTACGATATTTCTTTAGTTTTCCCCAATGGAAGAAGGTTTGCAAAAACAGTAGCTAAAGGAACTGAAGTTGTTGGGTCTTCTATTAGAACTTCTGGATTTTTTAATGGATTATATACTTTTGGAAATTATAATATGTTTGTGAAATCTTTTTCTGGAGATTTTGCTTCGTCTGAACTTTTAGATAAAACCAACCAAATAGGATAGCAATTTGAAGACACTACGAAAAACTATAAGGGTTTTACCCGTAGAGCATGATGTAATCGAGTTTTTTAAATTAGATTTTAATGGCAATATTTTAAATATTTGCCATGAAATGGGTTGTTACTTACTAGAACTTGAAGAAAAAAACTTCTTTAAAACAGAATTTTTCAATAAAAACAAAAAAATAAATGCTTTTTTATCAAATGAAATAAAACTAGAATCATCAGGATATAAAGAAGATAAAGAAGTTTTAAAAAATTTTTTAAAATTTGAATCTGGAGTAACTTTTTTCCCAAAAAAACTTTCTGAAGAAATAGATTTAATTAAATTAACGCTAAAAAATCAAGGAAATGTGACAGATGTTATCTTTTTAAGGTTAATAGTGTAAAAAAAGTAGGCATGGAAAGTTTCAAAGACATACTAAAAAGAAAAATTGGTAAAAAGATTAGTATTAGGGGTGAGTCTAGCTTAAACCCTCCTGCAACTAATAATACTTTGATGTCTTCATCTTCCATGGCTGTTTTGGATTTGCTGGCCGAAGGTCCAATCGAAGGTTTGTCCACTAAAGATGGAAGAAGGTCAGAAGGCATGGATTTGTTAGAGTCCGTATTTTTAGATGGAATTAGAGTTAAAAATCCAACATTTGAGGCTTCTGCAGGAAAAAGAATACCATATGAAAATATAGAATTAGTTGGAAGATTGGAAACAGGGGCTATAGAAGCTGCATTCTTCAATATTAGTGGCTCATTAAGAGAATATGAAAGATTTCTTACTAAAGCCGATGTCTCTGCTCCAGGAGGAGTAACAGCTTATAATGCGTCGTTAAAAATCAGAGAAATAGATGGATTTAAAAGCGAATTACTAAATTTTATTACTGAAAATTCTGGGGATTTGGGTAGATATGCTTTTATGCAATATCTAACTAGTGGTATATTTGAACCTAGTGACGGAATAACTGGAAGAGGTAAATTTGATCCAGGGCAAAAAACATCTTACAATCAAACTACTTTTAATCATTTTGCAACAGTGGGTACTAGTGCAACTGGTGGACATTTATATAAAAGAACCATACAAAAAAGAGATGGTTCGCTTGTAGAAATGCCAAAAGATATGCAATTTGCAATACCTGGTTTTTTTAATAGTGACCCATTTGTAGGGGATTATGCAGCTGGGGGTTCATACCCACCACTTCCAGAACATGTTGGTAAAGTAGGCTCTGGTTTAAGATTGGAAGGCTTTTATGGAGGTGGAATTATTTTCTTTGATGCGGGTACTGGATATAAAAATGATCCAACCCCTTTAACATCAACAATTACAACAGAAACAGACAATACTCATTCTGTAGACAATACAGAAGATGTAACGCTACACTTTGGTCCAGGTCTAACTGGATATCACACACGCAACCAGAGGAATAGTTCAAATATTCACCTTTTCGAAGAAAATTTTACTACAGCTGGTTTTATAGATTTCTCTGGAACCACCGAGCATCTTCAATTTGCTAACAGTGATGGGCCTTTTGGTGTTGCTATAGATACTAATGATGCAATGAATCTTGGGGGTTATTTTAAAGCTAGTGGTGCTGGTGATTATACTTTTCATCTATCTTCTGATGATAGATCATATGTGTGGATAGGTGATAACGGAGCTCCAGAAAACAGAACCATAGACAATTATACTATTACAAGTACTTACAGTAGTCAGAATAGAACTGCAGTGGTTAGTATGGAGGCTGGTAGAAGTTACCCGTTTTATGTTATGTATGAAAATGGGGCTGGCGCTGACAAACTTCAAATAAAAGTACAACCTCCAGGAGGAAGCTACCAAACTGGATTTAATGGATTTTGGTTTCATACAACTGGAGCTACACATTTGAGTGCTTCAACGGGTATGAAAAGCGGTTCAAACATTGGTTTTGAACCTGGTTACGGTGTTACATTCGTTGCGGATTTTAGAACTAGAAAGAAGTCTGATTTTCCTAGTGGTAAATTTTTTATACAATCTGGAAGATCTGATTTTGATGCAGCTGTGGGTAGTGGTATAAGTGGAGATTATGATGTTTTTGCTTTTAAACCTAACGGAGGAATGTCTTTTGCAAATGTGGTTTCAACTCAAAAAGATCCTTTGCCAGGAGAATTTAATAACAAATTTTTAAATTTAACTTTTACTGATGATTTTTTAGCTGAATACAATTTTAATAATATATCTTTTAATCATAGAAAAGGTTATGAACAACAACCCGTATTAGAAGGTTACGATATAGGAGCTCAAGATTTTGATGTTAGAAAAAAATTATATGGTCCTTTAAGATATGGAGGAGCTGCAACTGGGGGTAGTGGAGACGAAGCGGCAACAGGAATAGCAGCTGGATATAGTGACTCAAGAGGTGGTGGAGATTTCTCTGCTTGGTCTACCAATTTCCCAACCGAACATGACGGATATCCATATACTTGGACGGTAAAAAGACCAGAAGTCAAAAAAGTATATCCTACATTATCTATAGAAGCTTTAAGTAATACCATAGACAATGGAGATAATGCCGGTCAAGAAACAGGAGCGCAAATAGCTTTTTCAATTGAATATGGGTTTGAAGGAGATATACCAAATTTAACGGCTTCAACTTTAACAGATCCAACAGTTTACTTACAAGACGGTAAGTCATTGCAATCAATATATTTAACGCTACAAAAACAATCATTAAATAAAACGTACGAAGGTGTTACGACTTCAGCTTATTTAAACACAGTGAGGGAATTAAATGATTTACCCCAAAACAAAGCATTGCAAAATGTAAGAGTGGATGACACAAGTATTCCAGGCTTAACAGATGCTGACATAACATCTTATACAAGTTATAATAGTGGAGATTTATTATTTCCTGGTGAAGAATGGAAAAACATAAATAGATACATGAAAGTTCAAAAATTAAGTTTTGAAACTGATTCTACTTTGATTTCTAGGGAGGCATCATTGAATTATGTTACAGAAGAAATAGGAGAAAGCTTTAGCTATCCATACGCCGCACTTTCTGCATTTCAATTTGACGCGAGAACTTTCGCGCAACAACCGACCAGAGAATATGACGCTAAACTAAAAAAAGTTTTAATCCCATCAAATTATTTTCCATTAGACACAAAAGGCAAAGACAAAAGATTTGTAAATGAAAAAGGATTTTTTGATTCAAGAGCTGCAATAGAAATAAACGCTACAACAGATTTTGCCATAGCTAATCAAGACATTACCATAGGAACTGAAGATGTTGAAATTGAATTTAAATACGACCCAGCAGAAGTTTATCCTAAAACAAATGGGGCTAGTGTTGGGGATTTTATAATTACAAAAGCTGGAGGGTCTTTGAGATCAAACGGATTTGAGGTATTCCATTATAAAACAACTCAAACAAGTCAAGATGTTAGAATTGCTGCGTTAGTTACTAAATCAACTGCAAATGAAATGGACAAACAAATAAACATTTCATTAGAAGATAGAATAAATAATGCTAAATTAATTCCAAAAGGATTTGATGATTATCAATATCTAGGAGAATTTCAAAATAAAGTCAGTGTAGGAAGTTCTAAACCATACAGATCAGATGGTACTGGAGAAGATATAGATGTTACATTTGATCTTTTAATTGGAGAAAATGTGTCATCTAATGATATTATGTGGACTGGTGGATCTTACAACAGATTAGAGATAATAATTAGAAATGGTAAGTTTAGATTAGAGTATGTAAGTAATAATGGTTTCGGTAACAAAGTGCAAAGCGACAGAATATTCAAACCATTTGAGTTAGTAAAACTACAACTTGTAGGAACATTACAAAATGGAGTACAACTAAAAGACACTGAAACAAATACTATTATATGTGAAATTACAGCTGATGGCACTGCTGGTACAAACAGTACAGTAGTGCAGTTAATTGATACTTTTGCAAACGCGTATACAGCAGGAGAAGTTATTTCAAATGGACCGTACTACATACTTGGAGTCAATTCGCACAACCCAACTCCTAGTAGAAAGGGTTACGGAGCAATGCGAAATTTAATTCAAAATGGAACAACTGTATTTACGGATGACATGTTTGGCGTAGGTGAT